AATACAAGTTAGTAATTCAGAAGGTAGATTTCCAGCCAACATCATATTAGATGAAACTGCTGCTGAATTGTTAGACGAACAAAGTGGTATGGTTGGTAATAACTGGAAAAAAAACTATGGTAAAGAAGATTATACTGGAAAACAATATGATACTTCAACAAATCAATGTGTATTTGGTGGTGGATATACTGGTAATAATACTTATGCTGATAAAGGTGGTGCCTCACGCTTCTTTTATGTTACGAAGGTAAGTAAGAAAGAAAGAAACTTGGGGTTAGATGGATTTGAGGAAAAAGATAAGTTAGAAGGTAAAGATTTACAACCATCAAAAAACAACCATCCAACACTTAAACCAATCAACCTAATGACTTACTTATGTCGCCTCATAACACCAGAAGGTGGAATTGTTTTAGACCCGTTTATGGGTTCAGGTTCAACTGGCATCTCAGCCTTATTAGAAGGATTTAGATTTATCGGTATGGAAATGGATAAAGATTACTTTAAGATTGCTGAGGCAAGAATAAACTCATATGAAGATTATAGAAAATTATTAAAAAAATAATAAAGATAAATGCCAAAACAAGTTAAGACAGAAGATTTAATAAATGGTATAGTAAAGATGAGAGTTGAGAATGGTGCTTCTAATAAGACCATTCTTGACTTTTTACAAAATGATTTAGGTTATGGTCAATCATATGCCTATGAAGTCATTAGAGAAGCCAGAAAGAGAATACAAGAGATATGGGATAGAAATGCTGAGGCTCATTTAGAAGAAAGTAAAGGTCAGTTAGAAGAGTTATATGAAGTAGCTATTCGTAAAAAAGATATGAAGTTAGCCTTACAGATTAGACAAGAGTTAAATAAACTTATGGGTTTATATTCACCTGATAAAATTGATATAACATCTAACGGAAAAGAAATAACTGAAATCAAATTGATACAGATAAAAAGTAAGGAGGACTTAAAAGATGGCGGAACTGACGATAAAACAGACACCAGTATTTAATTGGAACTTTGATGCCTTAAAAAGAGATGATATAAGATTTCTGGTCAATCAAGGTGGAAGTAGAAGTTCTAAAACATATTCATTGTGTCAAATGGTTATTGTATATTGTTTAACTAATCCTGGTAAGATGGTTAGTATCATTCGTAAAACCTTTCCAACTTTAAGAGGAACGGTTATGAGAGATTTTTTTGAGGTTATGAAGGACTTAGAACTATATGATGAGAAACTACACCACAAGACAGAAAATATGTATAACTTTCCGAATGGTTCATCAGTTGAATTCTTTGGTGCTGATAACGAACAAAAGTTAAGAGGTAGAAAGAGAAATATACTTTGGATAAATGAAGCCAATGAATTAAACTTTGAGGAATTTACACAATTAAATATGAGAACAACTGATAAACTTATATTTGACTTTAATCCTTCTGATAATTTTCACTGGTTGTATGACCTTATAACAAGAAAAGAAACTATTCTAATACATTCTACTTACAAAGATAATCCTTTTTTAGGTGATGCTCAAGTAAAAGAGATAGAAAATCTAATTCAATATGATGAAAGTTATTATAGAATATATGCTTTAGGTGAGAAAGGTTCTGGTAAGACAACCATCTATACACATTGGAAGTATTATGAAACACTACCTGAGATAAAGAGTGTAATATATGGACTTGACTTTGGTTTTAACCATCCAACTTCTTTAATTGAGTGTTCTTTCACTGAAAATGATGTTTATGTTAAAGAGATTATTTATCAAAGTCATATGACAGCTGATGATTTAGTTAAAAAAATGAAAGAATTAAATATATCTACTAAGACCGAGATTATTTGTGATGGTGCCAGACCTGAAATGATTGAAGATATAAGAAGAGGTGGTTTTAATACTAAGGTTGCTATAAAAGAAGTAAAGAAAGGTATTGATAGTGTTAAATCATCAGGTTTATTTATTAATAAAGAAAGTGTTAATGTTGTAAAAGAGATAAATTCTTATAAATGGAAAACAAATGGTGATGTTGTGTTAGATGAACCAGTTAAAGTATATGATGATGCGATGGATGCGATTAGATATGCTATTCATTGGTGGAAAAAGAAAGGTAAAAAGACAGATACAAATTATTTTAGAATACATTACTAATTGTATTAGAAAAAATAATAGTTTATCTATTATATAAAAAAACAAAAAAGAATATATGAAATTTTTTAAGTTAAATGAAAAAGAGTATCAAGTTCCAGAAAGCTGGGAAGAGATGACACTTAAACTATATGTTAATGTGGCAAAACTTGAAGAGAAAAGAGCAGAATACTTTTTAGGTGAGTTATATTTACTTAAAATTATTGAGGCAATATGTGATGCTGAAGATGGTGAATTAGATGAATTAACTTTAGAAGTAGTTAATGATATATCATCTTCACTTGGTTTCTTACAAGAACACACAGAATGGCCAAATGTAAAGACATTAGAGATTGAAGGAACAACATATGTGTTTCCTCAGGATTTAAATAAACTGACAATGGGTGAGTATATTTCTATGAAGACATTTCAAGAGAACGCAAAATCACAATCAGAAGCAATACCTTACATACTGGCAATTATATTAAGACCAGGTAAATTGGTTCAAGATGGTGAGACAGGAGAAGAGAAGTGGGTTCAAGATAAATTCACAGCTAATAATATAGATTATAGGAAAGAGATATTCTTAAATCAACCTGTTATGGACCTTATGGGGCCAATAGGTTTTTTTTTAGGTGGGAAGCAATAATATACAAACAATATAAAGGTTTGTTTAGTAAGAGCTCAAAAGAAGACAACCTCGCTTTAGGTCAAGTAAGTATAGACAAAAGATGGGGATGGCTGGCAATGGTAGATAGATTAAGTAATGGTGATATAACAAAACACGATGAGGTTTATCAAAGAAATTATATAGAGTGCTTGAACTTATTATCTTACTGGTATGAAAGAGATAAGTATCACGAACAACAAAATGAAATAAGAAAAAATAGTTATAGATAGACATGGCTAATGACACATTAAGTATAAATAGAATAGTATCAATCTTTCAAGATTTATCTATTAGACAAGAGATGGTAAATGACTTCGGTTATGGACCAGCATATAATATAGGAGCATCTCGTGAGATGAAGTTTCCTTATATATGGATTGAAAATAATAGCACAACAACACAGAAGAGTGATAATGGTCTTAAAGTTAATTTATATACATTCACAATATACTGCATGGATAAAATTAATTTCGGGGAGGACAATTATAATGAAATCATATCAGATACACATTATATTTTAGACACAATGATAAGTGAAATATCACAACATAGATTTTATGTAGATATGAACCTTTCTATTGATAGTGATATAAACTTCCTACCAGTAGTAGAAGCAACAGATGATAATGTTAATGGGTGGCAATGTGATATAACAATAAAGATGCCTGTTAGATATACTTATTGTAATTCACCAATAGAACCAATAGTAGGTTATACAACACAATTAAATAACAATATAACAGAATATAGATTAGTTGGAGCAACAGGACCTACAGGACCGGCTGGACCTACAGGACCAGCAGATGTAAAATACTATGGTTCATTTTTTGATACAACAACACAAACTGGAACCGCTAGCACTCTTTTATATATGAATTGTAATAGTAGTGATACATGGAATTCAGGAGTATTCGCATCAGCAAGTAATAGATTTTATATTGAAAATCCAGGTGTTTATAATATACAATTTTCAGCACAGATGATTAAGAATAGTGGTAATTCATCTACACATACACATATATGGCTTTCACAAAATGGAACATCTATAACTAACTCAGCCTCAAGAGTAGATTTTCCATCTAATTCAGTATATGAAGTTGCGGCTTGGAACTGGTTTATTGAGACAACAACAAATGATGAATACATACAAATACCTTGGTTAATACAAAGTAATGTAAATAATGCTGTTTCATTACACACTGAAGTAGCTACAGGAATTATACCTGCTATACCAAGTGTTATTTTAACAATAACACAAGTAGATTAAAAATAAATTAATAACTATGCCAATAAAACAATGTATTATTAACGGAAAGAGAGGTTGGAAATGGGGTGATATGGGAACTTGTTATACAGGACCAAATGGAAGACAAGATGCTATTAAACAAGCCATCGCAAATACACCGCCTAAACCAAAAGAAGTATCAGACTTAGAGTTAGCTAAGAGTTATTCAGATTATCCAAAGGCAGCATCAGAAAACGCAAAAATAGCTTTGAGATGGGCTGAGGAAAATGGCTGGGGTTCATGTGGAACACCAGTAGGAAAAGCCAGAGCAAATCAACTAGCAAAAGGAGAACCTATATCAAGAGAAACAATTGCGAGAATGGCAGCATTTGAGAGACACAGACAGAATAGTCAGAAAGATTTAGGAGATGGATGTGGAAGATTGATGTGGCTCGCATGGGGTGGTGATGCTGGTGTAGAATGGGCACAAAGAAAACTAAAACAAATTGATAAAGAGAAAAAATAATGGAAGATAATAAGAACCTGTTAGAGACTTTAGATAAGGTCGGTGAGGATTTAGTTAAGACACTTGTTAAAAACCTGTTAAAGGCAGATAAGAAGGCAACCGGAACACTTATAAGAAGTGTTGATTATAAATTAGTTGAGAAAGCAAACGGAATAATGATTGAATTACTTGCGGCTGATTATTTAACTAATGTTGATGAAGGTAGAAAAGCAGGTTCAAAACAACCACCATTAAAATCATTAGATAGATGGGTTATAGCCAGAAAAATAGCACCAAGAGATAAGAAAGGTAAATTTATATCAAGACAAAGTGTTAAGTTTTTAATAGCCAGAAGTATTGCTAAAAATGGTATTAAACCAACAAATGTGATACAAAAGACAATTGATGAAGTTTATTCTAAAAAGAAAACTTTAATTGAAAAAGCAGCAATTGAAGATATAAATGCTTTGATTGATAAAATACTTATAAATGGTAAATAAAAAAATAAAAAAATAAATGGCAGCAACCGTATCAATAGTAACACAACCAGATGAGTGGGCACCAGTCAATAGAGAACTATGGTATAAAGTAGATAGTGGTTCTTCATCAGTATCTGATTTTAAGTATTTATTTAGAATACTTAAAAAGAATGAACCATTCGCAACTACAAACTATTCAACATTATCAACATATAAAGTTCCGCCATCACCAGGAGGATACGCACTTTTTTCACCTCATCAATTACTTAAATCATTTTTTGATTATAGTGTAAATCCATTTCAATCAGGATGGGCAAGTAACTTTGTAGGTGGTGCTAACTCAGGAATTCCAGATGGTTTAGTTCAATATACAATTAACTATGGTTATGAATATAATCCAAGTCAAGATTATTATGATGTTTTTTATTTTAATGCTACAAATGTAGGTTTAACATTTTCAACACCACATGGTTTAACAGCGGGTGATATAATTACAATTAACAAAACAAACAAACAAGTCAATGTTGCTTATGACGGAACAGCATCAGTTGTTTCAATACCAAATTCATACTTCGCAGTTATAGACAAACCATGGACAGGAATTAACACACCAAACGGAACTGATGGTGGAGTTATTACAAATATATTTAGATTAAACGCAACAGCATCAACAAGATATACATATAACGGAACAAGACAATATAGAGAAAGAACAAAAAACTTTAATGAGTATATTTTAGGTTTAACTAATAACAATAAGTTTTTAAGAGAATATCCATCACAATATAAATCAATAAACTACGGACCAAATACAACAACAAATGAATATGAGACCGTTTCTTTAATTGTAGCAACATCATCAGGATTAACAGCATCAGTTAGGTTCGCAATGTTTAATTCAGCAGGTGTTCAACAAACAACATATTCATATAACCTACCAACAAACAATGTATATAGAAGATTAGATATTGGTGTAGGAACACAGAACTTATCAAACTCATTTAGTATAAACTGGGGTTCAACAAACTATGACTATTATACGGTGACTTATTTACAAAATGGTGTGACAGCATCAGAGACACTTAAATATAAATTAAGAAGTGAGTGTTCACCTTATTCAGCAAACGAGTGGATAAGAGTTCTATGGTTAAACAGACAAGGTGGATGGGATTACTTTACATTCACAAGAGATGTTAAGAAATCAGTTTCAATAACAAGAAGTGAATATAATAGAATACTTGATTGGGAATATGAAGTAGGAGATAGAGGTAGAACTATATTCGCAACAAAGGCTGAAGAACAATATACTATTCAATCAAATTGGATTACAGACAATGAAGCAAAATGGTTAGAAGAGTTAATGACTTCACCAGAAGTTTATATTATTGGAAACGATGATGAGACACTTTATTCATCATCATCAACAGCATATAAACTACCAATTATAGTTACACAAAATAGTTATGAAGTAAAAACTACTATGAGAGATAAGATGTTTAATTTTGTCCTTTCATATAAGATGGCTTACAACTTAAACTTACAGAATGACTAAAACATGTAACATCATGATACAAACAATATAAATAGATATGACAAGATTTGAGCTTTTAATTGAACTTAATGGAGAAAGAAGATGGTTAGACACTTATAATACTGAGCCAATAAGTTTAACATATAATGTAGCAGATATTATAGATATAGATAAGGTTAATTCATCTTACTCAAAGACAATTAAACTACCTGAGACAAAGAACAACAGAGAAATATTTGGTGATATATCTGATTTAGGTGTTTCAGCAACATTTAATCCAAACAAAAAGACAAGAGCATGGATTTTAGTTGATACAGCAATGATTTTTGAGGGTCATTTACAACTAAGAAAGGTTATTGTAGATAAAGATGAAGATAAAAGAGAATATGAGATAGTAATCTACGCAGATAATGACAATTTTTTCAAGCAACTTGGAGAAAAGTTCTTAACAGATTTAGATTTTAGTGAATTAAATCACAACTGGACAGCAAATAACATTAGACAATCATGGACAGCATCATGGGATAAAGGTTATTTCTATCCTCTTATTGATTATGGATATAATTGGAACTTAGGAAGTATAAATGGATGGACAACAACATATAATACACAAGTTAAGACAACACAAATGTATCCATCAACGAATGTTAAATATATTTGGAATAAAATATTTAATGATGCTGGTTATTCATATCAATCTGATTTCTTAAACGATGAAGTATTTGAGAGTTTATATATTCCGTTTAATAAAAAAGAGATAGTAAGAAATGTTAATTCAATCTCTGATAAATTTTCAATTGGTAGAACACAAAGTGCTACATTTTCAGCTAATATACCATCACCAGACCCATCATCATGGCCTAGCATTTATAATAATGATATTTATATTATACCTGACTTTTTTGATGTTGTAGATATTTACACAAATCAGATATTAGGACAACAAGCACAAGATAGACAAGTTCAATTAACAAAGACAAGAGTTCCTTTTAATAATGAAGCTCCACCAGATGGTGACCCTGATAATTTATATAATACTACTTTGTATGAATATACAGCACCTATTAATTTTGTATCAGGTAGATTTGTATGTGACTTTGATATTACATTTAACTTACTAACAAATTATAATAAAAATAAACAAGGAGGAACTCTTCCTTCAACTTCTATTTGTTTTAGAAGAAGTAGAAATCCTGCTACTGGTGCTACCGTAAGTGGTGGTGTTGTTATACCCGTAAATGGTTCTACAGCACCTCTTAAATTCTTAACATCACAAATACCTGGATTACAATCTGGTTTAGGTGGTAAGAGAGTATCAGGTCAAATTACTACTGATATATTAGATGATAGCACAACAAATAGAAAGAAATTATATCCAGGTGAAAAAGTGTTTGTTGAAGTTGAATTTGGTATTAATAGTAAGACATTAAGACAACAAGTAGGAAACGCAAACTTACTTTCACCAACTGAAGTTGCTGGAGGTATTACTTATAAGACAAGATATCTAAATGGTAGTCAAGTTGGAACATTTAGTCAAAGTAATAAATTCTTTAATATACTTACAGATAATGTATTAGTTAATGAAGAAATAGATTATACACAAGTTCTTCCAACAAACTTCAAGCAAAAAGATTTTATTACTTCAATTGTTAAAATGTTTAACTTAATAGTTGAACCATCAAAACAAATTGAGAGAACATTAATAATTGAACCAAGAGATGCCTACTATGCAGCTGGTAGAGTTAAAGATTGGACGAGAAAACTTAATATAAATGAGCCTATTGAAGAGCAGATACTCGCAGAAACTCAAAATAGACAGACAAACTTTAGATATAAGGATGACAAAGACATTTACAACGAGGATTACAAAAACAACAGAGGAGGCCTCGCATATGGTGAGTATCAATATTTTATTGATAATGATTTTATTACAGGACAAAAGAAAGTAGAGATACAATTTTCACCAACACCACTTATTCCATTAGAAGGTTCAGTTCAATTTGTTATTCCAGTTATTGCTAAGGTTGAGAATAATGTTTTAAGTAGAACAGAACACAATCCAAGAATTTTAACAAGGTTTAATTCATCAACAAAGTCAACATGGGTTTATTCTGATTATCAATTTCAATCAGGTGGTCCATATAATGCATATACTAAATTAACAACAACAGGATTTACAAATTTAATACATCCAAACTATCAAGTTGGAGATTGGATTTCAATTAATCAATCAGATGGTGGTGTGTTAAAGCCAATGCTTCAAGGTCAATTTAAAATATTACAAATTGTAGACACAAGAACAATTGTTATTAATATACCATTTTCATCAGTAGGTTCAGGAGCAGCAGTTTCAGGAACAATTACACCACTAAATGGTTTACTACCAACAGCATCAGACAATGACACATGGCAATTTGAGGGTGTTAGATATAAGGCATATCCTTACTTAGGACATTTTGATAATCCACAACAACCTTCATATGACTTAAACTGGGGTCAAACAACAGGATTATATTATCCAGAAGATACGGTTACTAATAATAACTTATTTACATCATACTGGGAGAATACAACAAATGAAATTTCTGATAGAGATAGTAGAATTATAACAGCAAGTTTTTATTTAAGTCCATTTGATATAGCAGATTTTAGATTTAGTGATAATATATTTATTAACAATCAATATTATAAAGTTAATAAGATACTTAACTATGACCCAACAAAAGAGGCATTAGTTAAAGTTGAATTGATTAAATCAATTTATATTACAATACAAAGACCATTTAAGAGATTAATTGCGCAAAGAGCAAAAGATACTATTGCTGTTTTATCAACAGGAACAGGAAAGCCATCTACAACAACTGGTGTTATAGCATCAGGAAAAGATATAGTCCTTGGAAGACCATTAGGAAAACCAGGTATTTTATCAGGAGCCTTAAAAACAAACACAACAAACTTAACAACAAAATCAGATGTTATTGTTTCAGGTAGAGACAACCAAGTATTCGCAAGTAATGTTATTGTTTCAGGTAGTTCAAATATAGTTTCATCAGATAAAAACTTTATTCAAGGTGATAATAATAAAGTTTCAGCAGGAAGTGAGAATAACTTTTTATTAGGTTCTAACAATACTATATCACCTGATGTTAAGAATTCATTTGTTATAGGTGATAATCAAATCTTAGAAACTTCTAATGAATTTTTAATAAACGCAATTATTATTCAATCAGTAGATGAAGTAAGTGCTTCAAGAAATGAAGTGTTAAATCCTTTTTCATCTAAGGTTCCAAATTATATTTCTGCTTCAAGAAATTCTGTTAGAGAGCAAGGCTCTTATGATACGGTTAGTTATATTTCAGGTGGTAGATATAATATTGAAGAATGATTAGAAAAAATGATAGTTTATCTATTATATAAAAAAATATAAATTATTAATGTCAAAAATTACTCAATATAGTAGACTTTCACATCATACTCTTTCAGGTTCAGCATCAGCAACTTTTTCAGTTCCACCATCAGAAGATTTCACAGATGGAACATGGAATGTAAATGGAACAGAACTTGCTTTAAGTGAGATAGGTGTTAATGAAGATAGCAAAAAGGCTTACATCAGAATTAATGATGAGATAAAAGAATTTGAGTTTGTAGGTGGAACAGCTGGTGCTGAAAATTTAACAGATACATTATCGGTTGGTAATACAACTGGTGGTAATGATATTGTTATTTCAGTTGATGATTTAATTAAGGGCGGTGGTTCAGCAAGTATTAGTTTAGGAACAACAGCAAGACCAAATGAGGTTGGGATATATACAGAAAATGTATTATTTACTCATCTATTAGAAATTTCCCCGGGCGCATCAGTTCAAACTATTACAGATTTATCAACAACAAACTTATCTACAATACAATCAAATCCTGATGCCTATACTATCGTCATTAATGAAAGTGCATTAGGAATAACAGATACTTTTAATATCAATCCACAAATAGGTATTACTGGTATTATATCAGATGATATAACAACTGGTAATTCAACAACAACAAACCACACACCAAATAATATTATATCAACAGCGACTGATGTAGCTTCAACCATAACAGATACTATTAAATTAGACCCACAAGGATTAACAGGTGGAACTGGTATTACGTCAATTAATACTACAACTGGTATTTATTCACAAACAACACATACACCAGATAATATTATACTTGCTTCTGTTGATGGAGCTGGTGAAACATCACAAATTAATATACACAACGGAGGAGGACAGGGAGTTGAAATTACTTCTGGTGATGCTAATATTTACAGCACTATTAATATAACATCACTATATACTACACTAGCTTTAAATGATATACCAAATAATCACGTTGATTTGATTACCTTAAACGGAGTAGGACAGGGAGTTGAAATTACTTCTGGTGATGCTAATATTTACAGCACTACTAATATAACATCACTATATACTACACTAGCTTTAAATGATATACCAAATAATCACGTTGATTTGATTACCTTAGATACTGGTAATACTGGAATTACATCAGAAGATACATTAAGTGGTAATATAGCACAATCAATATACACACCACATAATATTGTATCATATGCGACTGATGTTTCTTTAACGAGAATAGATACTATTTCAGTAGACCCATCTACTTATACTACAAAAACAGGAATTTCATCAGAAGATATTACAACTGGTAATATAGCACAATCAATATACACACCAGATAATATTATATCATCAGCGACTGATGTTGTTAATACAATAACAGATACTTTTTATTTAGACCCACAAGGTTTAACCGTCCTTGGAGGTTCAGGTATTTTATCTGATGATGGCACAACTAATTCTACTCTTATTGTGATGCCAAGCCAAATTCAACTAAATAATACAGATGGTTCAAGTTATAATAATAATTTATCAATAGCTTCTGGTGTTTCACCTGGAATTCAATTAGGTTCATCAAATATCACGACAAGTGATAATAGCCAAATTGATTTATCAGATACTAATGTTGTTATAACTTCTAATGATGCTACTGGACAAAAAGTAGATAATTTATATATTGACCCACAAGGATTATCAACCAATGAAACTGGTATTAAATCAAAAAATCAAGTATCGTTAGATAATGTATATGTTTCAGTAAATTCATCAACTATGATTGGTAGATTATTTGTAGATGAAACATCAACCGGTGTTCAATCATCTGTTATTGTTGATAATTTACAGGCTAAAATACAATCAACTGATGGTGGTTCATCAATTCAAGCAGTAATCGTTGATAATGTTGGTAAGCAAATTAATTTATCTACACAAACATGGAATGATATAGGTAATGGTAAAATCACAATGACTTCTAATGGTATTATATCAAATAATATTTCATTTGAGAGAGCATCAACTGCGAACAATACTATTACAACCATACATACATTTCAATGTGTCAATTCAGGACCAAAATCATATAAAGTTAGAGTTACTGGAGTTAAAACTGATTACACTAAAGCGTATTTATCAGAGATGTTTGGTTTATATTTATTTGATGGAACAACCGTTACATTAGTAGGAACATTAGATAAGGTTGAAAAAACAAACTTTTCAACAGCAACATCAACTATATCTATATCAGGAACAACAATTATAGTTAGAGTTACTGGTGAAGCAGCAACAAATATTGACTGGGAAGTTTATGTTGAAATGAATACAACAGACTAATAAAATAAATTAATAATAGATGGCTGAGAAAGATATAAAATTGAGAATAGATGCCGCTGTAGATAGTGCAGAGGCAGCAAAATCATTAGGTCAATTAAAAAAGGCTTTACTTGAAATACAACAATTACAATCAGAAGTTGGTGATGCATCTGGTGAAAACTTTGATAAATTATCACAAGCATCAACAAGTGCTGCTCAGAAATTAGCTGAGACAAGAGATGCTATTGGTGACATTCAAGACAGAACAAGAACATTAGAAGGAACACCAGTAGAAAGATTGACTGGTTCATTTGGTTTATTAAAAGAAAGTATATTAAACTTAGATTTTGATAAGGCAAAAATTGGTGCTGAAGGTTTATTAAACACATTTACACCAGTAGTAGATGGTAAATTAGTTACTGGATTTGGTGGTATTGGTGGAGCATTAGGAAATCTTGGTGGAGCCGTTAAAGGTTTAGGTTCAACATTCATGTCTTTAGGAAAAGCATTACTTACAAACCCAATTTTCTTACTAGCAACAATTATTACTTTGATTGTAGTAGCAGTTATTAAATTATTAGATAGTTTAGGACTACTTAAACCAATTTTAGATGCTATTAAAGCATCAATTGGATTTGTAGTTGACGCATTTAAGGCTTTAACTGACTGGTTAGGTTTAACAACAAACGCACAGAATGACTATGCTGAACAAACACTTAAAAATGGAGAAGATATTAAAAAGGCAATACAAGATGAAGGTGCTGAGAGAGAAAAGTTATTAGGTTTAGTAGAAGGATTAACAGATGAAGAGATTGCTGCGATTGAAAAGAAGACAGGTATTCAAATAGCAAATGAGAAAAGTGTTTTTGATGTTAAACAAGATACATTAATGGCTACACAAGAACAACTTAACACTGAAATTAATGCATTAAGAGCAATTGAAGAAGCAGGTGGTGAATTAACAGAAGAACAACAGAAAGAACTTGATAAAAGATTTGATGATTATAAGAAGAACAATGCCGCAATTAGAGAAAATGAAATTGCTAAGAATGCGGCAATAGTTCAAATGAATAAGACATCAGCAAAAACATTAAGAGATTTACAATTAAGAAATGTAACAGATGAACTTGAGAAGAATAAGAAACTTCTTGAAATTAATAAAGAAAAAGAACTTGCTGATATAGAGGCACAAATAGTTAAGGCTAAAAAATTAGGAGCATCAACAAAAGACCTTGAGGCGGCAAAAGCTGAGATTGAAAAGTTCTATAATAATGAGGCTAAAAAGGTTCAGGCGGCAAAGGCTAAGGAAGATGCTGATAGAGCAAAAGAAGCCAATGATAATTATAAATCAGGTAAGGGAAAAGAATTAAAAGCTTTAATTGATAGTGAAAAGGCAAAAGTTGTTTCAACAGAAGAAGGCTCAAAAGCAAGATTAGATGCTGAGATAGTATCTATTAATAAAGTTGAAGACTTCCAAAAGAAAAATAGAAAGGCATTAGAATTATCTGAAGCACAATTAACTATTATTATACAAGAGAATATAGATAAGAGAGCAAAATTAAATGAAACATATAATAAAAATGTTTTAGATGCTGCGAATAAAGTTAAATTAACAGAAGCAGAGATTGAAGTATTAAGAGCTACAACAGAAGAACAAAGATTAAATGCAACAATTAAACAGGTTGAAGCTGAAAGAGATATAAAATTATCAAGTGCAGAATTAACAGCAGATGAAAGAACTAAAATTGAATTAGAAGCATCAAATCAAATAAAAGAAATTAACACACAATTAACTGATTTAGAAGTTGCTAACAATCAAAAGATATTAGATAGTGCAACTACGGTAGCAAATACAAAACTTTCACAAGCAGAATTTGATGCGGCAAGAACACAAGGAACATTCGCTGAAGAAGCGGCTGAGATTGATAATATAAAGAACTTACAATTAGAAGCTTTAGAAGCTGAGAGACTTGCTAAATTGAATAATAAAGAACTCTCAGAGGCTGAAATAGCAGCAATTGAAGAAGAGTATAGACAGAAGAAGAAAGAGGCTGACGATACAGCTTTTGAGGCAACAAAAGAACTTACAGAGAAGACAAGATTACTTAAGATAAAAGAATTTAGTGATGCGGCTGAATGGGCACAAAAAGGAGCAACTGCGGTTCAGGGAATATCAGATGTTTTATTCGCGTTTAAGAAAAATAAGGCTGAAAAAGGTTCAAAAGAAGAAGAAGCAATTGCTAAAAAACAATTTAAAGTTAATAAAGCATTACAATTAGGAATGGCAGTTATTGATGGATTTAAATCAATCACAACATCATTAGCACAAGCACCTATTGCTATTGGACCTATTCCAAACCCAGCAGGTATTGCTTCACTCGCATTCGCTGCAATTACAACAGCTACAAACATAGCAAAAATTGCGGCATCTAAATTTGAGAGTAGTTCAGCACCAACACCACCAGCAACACCAGATGTAGCTGGTGGAGGAGGAGAAGGTGGAACCGCAGCATCATCATTTTCACCAACACAATTCTTCGGATTAGGTCAAGGTTCAGCACAAGGTGGCGGAAACGGTGCTGGAGCAACAAAAGTATATGTAACAGAAACAGATATAACTAATACACAAAACAAAGTAAAAGTTATTGAAAATAGAGCCGTTATTGGTTAAAAAATATATTATAAATATGAAGGGAAAATTAGAAAAAATAGATAAGAGTAAACTACCAGTTTATGAAATCGTTGTTGATGATAATGATGAGACTGGTATATCACTTATTTCATTAGTAGATGAGCCAGCAATTTCTATGAAAGGTATGATGTTTAATGGAGAACAATCAGTTATGTCTTTTAAGGAAGTTTCTGATGATAAACAAATTATAGTTGGACCGGCTTTAATTCCTAATATGAAAATATACAGAGAAGATGAAAAGTATGGTCAGTATTATGTTGTATTCACAAAAGAAACTATTGAAAAGATGGTTGAAAAGTTTAACAAATATGGTTCTAACAGAAAGATTAACATAGACCATTCTAATCAAATGGTAGATGCTTTTATTATGGAAGATTGGATTGTTGAAAATGAAGTATATGATAAATCAAGAATGTATGGATTTGAGGTTCCAGTAGGAACTTATATGATTATGGTTAAGGTTGAAGATACTAACTTCTGGTTAGAAGAAGTTAAAGGTAATGAAAAGTTTGGTTTTAGTATTGAAGGTTTATTAGGACAACAATTAGTTAGTTTAAGTAAAGAAGTAACAATAGATGATTTAGAATTAGAAGATTTACTACAAATTTTTGCTGAAGTAGGAAAATATGAAAAAGGTGTTCCTCACTATACAGCTGATGGTAAATTATATACAGGACCTACACATAAAGACGCATCAGGTAGATTAATGACTGGTGCTACTCACACAGAAGATAGTGAGTATTTATATCATGAAGATGAATTAGCAGTTATAGGACCAAGAGGTGGTGTTAAAAAATCACCTAAGGCACCTAAATCAGACACACCTAATAAAAATCCAAAAGGTGAAGGTTCTGCTAAAGGTGACGCATCATCATCAAGAGGAGCAAAAGTTTCTGAAAGAGTAGAAGAAATACTAAAAGGAAAAGCAGATGACTTTAATGAAAAATATAAAGAGAAATTAGGATATGGAGTTGATGTAGGTATGTTAAAATCTGTTTATCAAAGAGGTGTTGGTGCTTTTAATGTAAGTCATTCACCTTTAGTTAAGTCAGCAGAACAATGGGCCTTAGCAAGAGTAAATGCTTTTATTTATATTGTTAAGAACGGAAGACCAGAAAACAAAAAGTATGTTGATGATAATGACTTACTACCTAAAAAACATCCTAAAAGAACATAAAGTAAAAAAAGTTAGGTTGAATTTTAGAAAAAACAATGCTATATCTATTATAGTATATAAAAAAATAAATAATACAATGAATAAACAAGAGTTAATTGAGAAAATCAAGACACAATTGAAATCGTTAGTATCACCTGAGGCTAAATTCGCTGAACAAAAATCTGCAGATAGATTAATTGTTACACCAGATGAGAACTTTATGATTGGTTCGGAAGTATATTTGAGAGACGAAGAAGGAAATAATGTTCCTCTTTTAGATGGAGAATATACATTTGACGATGGTGTTAAGATAGTTGTAGAGGCTGGTAAAATTAAAGCAATGGTTGAACCAGACGCAGAATTGGAAGATGAAGAAACTGATGATGTCCAAGTTGAAGAAACTGATGATGTTGAAGTTGAGGCAGCTGAAGACAAAAAAGAAGAGCCAAAAGCAGAAGAAATGAAACAAGTAATGGAAAGACTTGTTAAATGTGAAGAAATGATTGCTGAAATGGCAAAAAAATTCGGTGAAGTTGAAGAGGAAAATGAGAAAATGAAACAAGAATTTTCTAAAATTGCTGAACAACCATCAACATCTAAGATTGAAGCAGCAGTGGCTGAATTTAAGTCATTAGAAGAAAAAGCAAACTCTATTGGAGCTGTAGACATTATGGCTATCAGAGAGAAAGCAAGAAGAAACAATAGGTAAATAAACCACAAAAAATAAAATAATATAAAATGGCAACATTAAATTTAGGAAGTTTAACAAAATATACAGACCAATTGTCTGGTATTTTATTGAAAGAGGCTGTATTGGTTGGTAATACTTTTGATTATATTTCAGTTCAAACTGGAATTAAATACGCAGATAGTATTAACATCTTAAACAACACTCTTACTGCAGCTGCAGGTGGCTGTGGAACAATCTCACCAACAGGTTCAACAACTCTTACACAGAGAGATATAACCGTATGTCCAATTAAAGTAGAAGAAAGCATCTGTGTAGATGAATTTGAACAGTATTGGATAGGACAATTAGCAAAAGAAGGAAGTTATAATGAATTCGCTCCAGAAGCGTTTAATCAATTATATCTTGCTAACAAAGTAGAAAAAGTAGGACAATTTGTAGAAGACATCTTCTGGAAAGGTTCTGTGAATTCAACTTACGGAGGTGGTAACTTAGCACTTTGTAATGGTCTTCTTCATATTTTAGAGAATACATCAGCTACAAACTCTGTAATTTCTACAACTTATTCAGGAGCATTCACAACAGCAAATTCATTAGACATCGTTGATGATATGATTGCTTTAATTCCAAATGATGTTTTAGATGCAAATGATTTAACACTTTTCGTTTCACACGCAAACTTTAGAGTATTAATGAACACATTAAGAAACAATAACTACTTCTTCGGATATGACGGAGTTGCTGGTCACACTTGGGTTCTTGAGAACTACACTAACACTAATGTTAGAGTTGTAGCAACAAGAGGTCTTAACGGAAGAAACGAGGCGGTTTTAACACCATCTTCTAACTTCTTCTTCGGAACAGACAGCTTCGGTGAGGCAAGAAATGGTGATGGCTTCCAATTCTGGTATGACATCAGAGACAACATCACTTACTTTAGAGCTAAGTTGAAAGTTGGAGCTCAAGTAGCATTTCCTCAGTATGTAGTTATTAAAGCATCATAATTGAGATAAAAAAATAAAGTGGACGGGTGAAACGCTAAGGAGTAGCCCAGAAACTTAGAAAAAAAAATTATATAAAAATGAGTTGTGTATTAACAAGCGGATATACTTTAGGATGTAGAGATAACATCGGTGGAGTGCAAACCGTATATATAGGCGAGTATAATGGGGATGACCTTACATACTCCTTCACAGCATCAAATGTTATTGACGCGTTCGCGGGAGCGACCGTATCATTCTATACATTTGAGCAGGAAATAGAAACAGGTTCTTATACAGAAAATGGAGTTTTTTCTACGGAAAATGGAACTTCTTTCTACGAGGAGACCTTATCCATAACGCTTCATAGATTAGATGCTACTTTAAGAAACCAAATCTTAGTGTTAGGTCAAGGAAAATGGAGAGTTATTATCAAAGACCAAAGAGGTGTATATCACCTTATGGGAAAACAAAATCCGGTAAGAGTATCGGCATCAACACCTGGAGTAGGAAAAGCTTATGGTGACCTTAACGGTGCTGTTATTACTTTCTTAGGAAAAGAGCCAGAACCAGCACACATCGTGACTTCAGGCGCTGCTTTAAGTGTAATTGCTTAAACCATATATATTAAGTATAAAAAGGTTTTTCATATTCTTATCCTTTTTTCACCCTGTCGTTCTGACGGGGTTTTTTTTTATTTAAGTTTAGAAAAAATACAAAAATGTCTATTATATAAAAAAGATTTTATTATGAGTATAAAGCTTAAGAAAGAACTTATTAATAAACTTATATATGTGCCATTTGAGAATAGAGATATATTAGGTAAATTTATTGATACTGGACTATATCCATATATGTATAAGAAATATCCAGAATTTTTTGACTTAGTATGTGATAAATCTGAAGATAAAAAATGTAAATGTAAAAAAAATAAAGAAACTGATGTTATATCTATCAACAACACAAAGTCAGAGGGTGGTAGTAACTCTATCGGAGAAGGTAAGTAATCCAATTAATCCATATTACACTTGGACTTTATCAAATAGAGATACTTTAGTTACGACTACAATCTCTCCTGATAACTTTTCAACATCACCTTATTATGATAGCTTTACACTTTCAATAGGAACGGCAGTTAGTTTAACTTCATCTGTGGTGATGGATATAACAGCGGGTGAATATCATTATTCAGTTTATGAAATGGCGACACCATATGACCTTAATATACAAAATTCATTAGGTTTAGTTGAGACAGGACTTTTGATGGTTACAGGAACATCAACTCCTTTTATATCATTTACTGCATCAGAAGGATTTACATTTACTGCTTTTGAGAATTATTAAAAAAGAAAATAAAATAAATGGAAGAAGAAGAAAAAAAGAAAATACAATTTGTAATTCATAATTTTAACACATCTAATGCTCCTCAATATGTAGAGAAAGCATCAAGAGCAGGTTATATATTTTATGGGGAGGACAATTTATATCCTGATTATTTAATTTCACTTATGAATAGAAGTGCTAAACACAACGCTATTCTTAAAAGAAAGGCAATGATGATTGGAGGTAATGGTTGGAATTTAGAAGGATTAGATGGAATAGCAAATCAATTTCTAGCCAATCCTTATAATGAACTATCATTAAATGATATAGTTTTTAGAACATCTTATGATTTAGAATTATTCGGAGCATTCGCTGTTGAGATTATATACTCAAAAGATAGAAGTAAAATAGCAGAATTAAATTATCTACCAGCAAATAAAATAAGAGTATCTGATTGTAAAAAATATATTTATTATTCAGATGACTGGTCAAATACAAGAAAATACACACCAGTTAAGAAACCAATTTACAATCCAAAAAATCCAGTAGCATCACAAATACTTTATGTTAAAGAATATAGACCAGGAGCTGAGGTTTACGGCCAACCAGAATATCTACCGTGTGTAAATTATATTGATTTAGAATATTCAATTTCTTTATTTCATAAAAATCAAGTTGATAATGGCTTCGCACCATCTATGACTATAACATTTAATAATGGTGTTCCTTCAGATGATGAAATGAGAAATGTTATTAGACAATTACAATCAGATTACGAAGGTGCGACAAAAGCAGGAAAGGTGATGTTCTTATTTTCTGACGGAAAAGATAGTGCTCCTGAGATTACACCGGTTCAATTAGGTGATACAGATGAGAGATTTATTGAATTAAACAAAGAAATTACACAAGGAATTTTAACAGGACATTCAGTAACAAATCCAGGTATATTTGGTGTTAATACACCAGGTGAATTAGGACAAAAATCAATCATTTTAGAAAGTTTAGAGATGTTCCAATCAATGTATATAAATCCAAAACAACAATTAGTAGAGGCAGTTTATAATAAATTACTAAGATTTAATGGTTCATCTTCAAAATTAGTATTAGATAAATATAAATTAGATATAGAAAAAATAACTGAAGGCGATGGGAATGGACTATAAATTATTCATAACAAGCAACTATGTGTTTAAGATGAGTGTTATTGAAAGCAATGTTGATGTTGATTTGATACAAAAATTCATCTGGAAAGCACAAGACCTTAATATACAATCAGTATTAGGTCAAAACTTATATCAAAGAATGATAAATGACTGCCCAAATTACACAGGTTTTTATCAAGACCTTATGATACAATATATACAACCGGCATTATGTGAATGGGTTGTTTATCACTCACTTCCATTTATTAACTTCAAATTAACAAATAAAGCAGTTTCACAAAAGTCATCAGATAGTTCACAACCATCGGGTATTGATGATATAAAATGGCTTAGACAACAAGTTAGAAATAATGCTGAATTCTATAATGAGAGAATGAGAGATTTTATTAAAAATTATCCAGCTGAATTTCCTGAATTTTATCAGAATAATTTATCATTTGAGATTAGACCAAATGTATCAAATTATTTTTCAGGTATAGCTACATCAGGTAGAAAGTTTCAAGGACCTCTACCTCCACTTGGTAACATAGACCCATGTGAGTTCTGTGATTAAAAAATATAATTCATATGAATAAGAAGAAAAGAGGAAACTACAAAACTAAAAATGTTATATTATTATCTAAAATTATTAAAGAAGATAAATTAGAAGAAGATAAAGATAAAAAAGATAAAGATAAAAATGGAAATGATTAATTTATTAACTTTAATTGGTGGAGTGATGTTAGGTGTAATATCATACTTCTTAAAAAGAACTATGGATGAACTTAAAGAAGTAAAAAATGTAGCTTATGAAGCACGAAATGAGTTAAATATCTTAAAGAATGACCATATTAATAAGTATGAACACATGACTGAGAAATTTGATACATTATGTGAGAGTGTTAAAGACCTTACAAAAGAGATAAAAGAACTTAATAAAGAGTTAAATAAAAAAAAAGATTAATTATATATGAAAGAGAGATTAACAAAGACAGGTTTTATAACAACGATATTAGGGATGAGTATAATTATCTTCAGTGGCGCAATGCTATGGACTGGAAAGGCAAGTGCTGAAAGTTTATCAGGATGGTTAGCTTTAGGAATTATGTTTCTTAGAAGTAAAGATAGTTTAATTGGATTAGGTAGTAAAGATGAAAACAATTGAGATTACTATTCAAGAGATAAAAATGGCAACGAGACCAAACATATATAAAAATAAAAAAAAATATAATCGTAAAGATAAACATAAAAATAAATTATTAAAAAATGAGTAGTGATAACATAACAACAACAAACAGACAAGCAATGTTGAGTTTAATACAACAAGCTGATGAGACAGGAGAAGTATCAGCATTACAACAACAAACACAACATATTAGTGCGACTGAAGATAGAACAGACATAATTATAACTTCAACTGATGGTGAGACATTTGATACTAGTAGTTCAATTAGTCTTACTTCAGGTGTAACTATAAATTCATCTGATAGTATTACATCTTTAGGAGCTGATATAAATGTTTCAACAGGTGAAATATTTATATCTACAAGTAGTGAAGATACAAGTGAAAATGCAAATATGACAATATCATATCAATCTTTACAATTTCAGTCATCTAATGTTGGTAATGTCATAGATATGGCGATAACACCAAATGGACTATCAATATCTGGAACAATTGATGATGAACCACTTACAATTATTAATATAAGGTCACTTCCAACATCTGCATCAGGACTTGAAGCTGGAACAATATATAAAGATGGTAGTGGTTTCTTAAAAATTTCTTAATAAAAAACCCGTCTTATGTTTTTGACGGGTTTTTTTATTCTTATATGTCACTATTAGAAATCTTTTTATTCCAACATTTAAGTTTAGGTATTTGATAAAACTTAAATAGATGTTTATAATCATATCTATTTATTAAATAACCTTTAACTTTTCCTTCATCACCACTCTGAGTAGTATATCTAAAATACTCTTGATTAGTTAATAATAACTCTTTAAGTTTTTTAACAGAAATCATATAGGCTTCCTCAAAATCAGGTAGAAAATAAACAAACACATCAGCTTCAGTTCGTGAAATACCTGAAGGTTTATTATTACAACTTGTTTCAATAAACATATTATTTGTTTTAACACCTTTAAAATATTCATATCTATCAGTTTTAACCTCAAAAGTAATCCTCTTACAATATATTTCACCCATAATATCATATCTATAATCATTATTGAAACCAAGTATATCAAAATCCTTTGTTTCTTTTAGGTAGAAAGCAAATACTCTTTCACCCAATTCACCATCTTTTAGGTCTTTCTTAAATTTTTCATAATAATCCATAAACTTTTATCTTTTTTTTTATATAACTTATATATAAATGTAAAAAATCAACTTTTAGAAAAGGTGGATTGTTTATGGTGGTTTAATTTTTTTTAATATAAAGACATATGGTGAAGGAAAGCATCCTTAAGTATAGAAGAATACTACAACAACAATATAAGACCGGTAAAATCAGTAAAAAGAGGTATAATAAAGAATTAAAGTGGATAGTTAAGAATATTTTATCCAATGATTAACACCAGCCTCAAACAAACTTCGGGTATTTAATTTTTTATTTAGAACTTGATAAGTCATAAGGACAGGTTCATAACCAATAACAGGTCTCTGATTAGGGTCAATTCTATATTTAGTTACTTTTTCAAGAACAAGTCCATTAACTTCTTTATTATAAACAATAGGAAGCCTTTTTGTTAAATTATTTCCATTAAGGTCAATAACAGATTGACCTGATACAACCCATCTACCACTTAATTTAGGAATAGAAAAAGAATATTTAACTTCTATATTTTTATATGTTAATATAGATGGGTCAAATTCTATATTATTTTCAACAAAGACAGCTTTTATTTTTTCAATCCAAGCATTAGCAAGAGCACTTCCTTTTGAGTAAGGAACTTCTTTAGGACATAATTTTCTTAAAAAATCATCTTCTTTTTTTAACCAAAATACATAAGGGTCAGGTATTTTATTTCCGTAATTATCATATCTAATATAACTATCAATATATCCATTTGTTATTGATTGGTCTATAACATACCTTTCTTCACTAATAACTACAGGTGGTCTTTGTATAACAATTGACTGAGCCTCTCTTATTGGTGTATTTCTTATTGGTTGAATTGTTGCTTTTTCAATAAACACCTGTCTAATAACAATAAGTCCATTTATTCTTTTTTCTATACGAGTAAGACGACCAATCAATTCATGACAACATTTCATAAAGAAATTGTAAAGTGAGTTATATTGATTAAATAATTGATTAAAATTATTTTGATTTTGAGACTGAGCACTCTGAACATACGCATAAACTCTCATAATAAGGTCATTTAATGAAACAAGATGAGGTCCAACACAGACCATTAATTCATCACAATCAATTTGAGGTGTTTGATTTATTATTTCAGTTATAGGTGTGCAATAACCATTTACTTCAACACTTATAGTATCCTCCTGGACACAATCATTTCTAACAATCATATTCTTTTTCTTTTTTATATAATAGATAAACAAAGGCTTTTTCTAAATTAATCATAATAAATCACAAGTGTTTTTATTATTGTCTTTGAGAGACAATACACCATTGCAAAGTTTTCGTGAATGTTGATGATGTGGTGGTTACAAATAATATAATAATATAATAATATAATATATATATCATGTATCTGTTTCTTACTTTGATAAAGTTTTTTTACTTTTTTTTATATATTTATCAAAAGGGGAAGTAAGAAACTTTATATATACAATATAAGAAACTTACTTAAAAGTGAGCAACATAAAAAAGAAAAAAGAATATGATTATACCAAAAGAATTAGATTATCTATTATCACTACAAAAAAGAAAAGATGCTAAAGAAAGAATAAAAAAAGTATATAATGCTATACTATATAAAAGAGGTAAAAGTAAAGGATACTTTGATTGTCCTTCATCTTATCTAAAAAAAGTTTCAGGTCAATACAACTCTGTTACTAAACTATTATTAGAACATAAAATAATTGACTTTCAATCATTTAATTTTGATGATAAAGACCTTTTTAATATAAGAAGAAAGAAATACTATAATACAGAAAATGGTAATTGTATAAGATATAAGTTTTTGATAGACACAGAAGATGGATATGAAGACAATATAGATATAGATTATAGTAATTTATATAATAATGAAAAATGGTATATGAAAACTCGTTATTCATTATTACAATTAGGATTTCAACCTGACGATTTACATATTAAAAGAGATAATTTCTCAAGACGACTACATACCAATATAACTGGTAATATAGGAGATGGTTACTCGTATAAAGATATATTATCTGGTGGTAAGTATTGGACTATTGATGCTAAAACTTGTCAACCAAGATTATTATGGTTACACCTTAAAGAGATTGGATTACAAGATGATAAATTAAATGAAATTTTTGATAATGGACTTGATTTCTACGATTATATTATAGCAAGAATACCAGCATTAACTGATAGAGATGATGCTAAAGAACTATTTACATCATGGATTAATGGAACAGGATACTTAGATGTTGATAAAACATCAATAAGAGATATATTCTCAACAGCAAATACATTTCTTAGAAAATATAAAACAAACAATTATAAAAATGTTTGTAGATTATTACAATATAAAGAAGCAAGTATATTCATAGATGATTTACTTAATAATATACCAGTTGATTTCTGTTTAACGGTTCATGATAGTTTAGTTATTAGAGAAGAGGATGTTGATAAAGTATATGAATTTTGTAGAGATAAGTATTCAGAATTAGTATTCGTTAAAGAAGAAATAAAAAGAAAAAAATGACTTTTTTAAGTTAATATATAATAAAAAACAATAAAGAATATGGAAAGAAAATGTGAATATAGAAACTGCAATAAAGACATTAGTGAAATGAGAAAAGATGCTAAGTATTGTAGTAGAAATTGTAAAACCTGTGAAAGAAAATATAGTAAAAGGGAGGACAATAAAATTAATAAACAAAGAGAACATATAAAGAATTTATTAATACAAACACAACAACAAACTATTAGTCCAGAGGTTATGGCATTATTTAATTTAATAAACAATAGACCATAAAAAACCGGAGTAGAAAAAAATGACTTTTAGAACATAATATATAATGTATAAAAAAAAAGAAAAGAATATGGTAAAAGAGAAAAACAAACAAGAACTAATCAATTTTATTGATAACTTAAAAGAAACATTCTTTGAGAAACTTTACAAATCACAACAAGTTCAACTAAACAACTTAAGAAACAAATATGTCTATAAAGATATATCAGTATCAGAATTAATTGAAGATGTAAAATACTTAAAGAAAGTTGATGAAGATATAAAATGGAGTTATTACTGGAAATAATTTCATCTAAAAAATGAAATATAAAAAAATGAGAAAAAAGAATATGATAACAGAATTAAAAAACAGAGAAAACCTTACAAAATCAGAAATTAAGGAAGCAATTATTGAATTGAACCACTACATGCTTACAGCAATAGACATTCGTGACAAAAGAAGTGTTGAAGATATAAGAGAACAAATGACAGAATTAGTAAATTTATATTTAAGTAATGAAGACATGTAATAAATGTGAACAACAAAGAGAACTTAAATACTTTTATTGTAGAAGAGATAAACATGGTAGAGAAAAACATACTAACATTTGTAAATATTGCTTAGGAGTTAAAAATCCAGATAGAAAACATAAATTTAAGACAGAAGATAAAAAGCCATCAAAAAAAGAAATGATGACTTTTATTGATGAGATGAGTAAAAAACATGGATACTTTGACTTTGTAGATTGTTTAAGATTAGTAGATATATTCACAAGACAGAATGGTATAGTATTCACAACACTTTCTATGGAAGATGAACTGATGTGGATGTGGGAAGAATTAAAAGATAAAAATGGAAAAAAATGACTTTTATAACTTAATATATATCTTATAAAAAAAAATTAATCACTATGGGACTATTACAAGTAAGAGAAGAAATAGATAGTAGACTTAGATACCTACCAGATTGGATAGATACAAAAAGTCCAAAACACAAACAAGTATGGCATTCAATAGAATACTGCCACGAAACATTATTTATATTTATTGTTAATATAATTTTAAGTGATAAAGCAATTATGAAAATAACCAGTAAATTTGATGAACATATTGAAGATATATGTGAATTAGTAGATAGTGAATTACAAATACTTCTAAATATATATTTTTTATCAGTAGTAGAATATATGATTTTAGTTTGTTTGGAACATGAAGAATATGAGGCAGCAACTAACTTAAGAAATTTTAATGACTTATATTTTCAACAAAATATAAGTGATATGAATGAAGAATAAAAATGATATAATACTTTATATATGGAACAATGGAGAAATTATATCATATTGTAAAGCAGTTGGTAAAAATGACTGGGAAGAATTAAGAAGTGATTTAATAACACAATTATATAAAATGGATTTTAATAAACTACTACAAGCTTATTATAATAATTTTTTAGAATACACTTGCTTCACAATATGTAGTAGAATTAAAAAAGGTAAAATACCAGATACAGGTTTATTTTATCAACACGGTTCAGTTAATTTACAATTAGATACAGATGAGATATTTGATATAGAAGATAAAAGTGAAAAAGTTTTAGAATTATATGACAAAGTATTAAGTTTAGTTGATGAACAACACTGGTATAACAAAACATTATTTAGACATTATTATGTTGACGGACTTAAATTGAGAGAGATAAGTGATATGTATAAAATAAACATTAAAAGTATTCACTACGCAATCGGTAAGGTTAAAAGTGAAATAAAAAAACAATTAGAAAATGATAACAATACTTTTTTCTGGAATTAAAATGCTTATATTGAGTTGGTTGATTACAAGATTTCAACCACTACAAATTATATTAGAGATGCTACCAAATAAATTAATATACAATTTTATTAAACTACTACTTAGTTGTTTAATGTGTGTTAGTTTCTGGTCTACTTTAATATGGACAGGAGATATATTCATAGCATCAGGAGTGGCCTTTATAGGTTTCTGGTATGACAAGATAATCGGATTTTATGAGAATAGAGTTAGATTAAGATAAAAATAAAAAACCATTATGAAAAAACAAACATCAATTAAAGTTCATTTAGTGAAACCAAAAAAGAAAAGAAAAGGAATTCACTCAAAGACAAAACACTCTAAAAGTAAAAACTCAAAGAATTATAAAAAAAGTTATAAAGGACAAGGAAAATAGAAAAAAATGACTTTTAGAACTTAATATATAAAAGAAAAACAAAAGAATATGGGACAAAGAGAAGTTTATTTACAAAATGGTTTTAGTTATTTAGTTAAATTAAAACACCTTAAAGGTAAAGATTATACAGAATTTATGGTGTTTTATCATGATATAGAAATATATCATTCAACAATTAACTGGAGAATTAATACAGATAAAGTTTTTATTAATGTATGTGTTGAATTTTCACAAAATAGTTATTAAGATATGAAAGATGTAAGAGAACTTATGAAGAAACAATTAGTGATTGACCCTTCAATAGAATTAGAAAACACATTAGATGAATTAGTAAGAAACTTTAAGATTAAGATTATATCTTTTTCTGACGACGAAACTATACTTACAAATTTATATTACACAATGAAGATATATTTTTCTGACGCAGTAGTAGATGATATATTAAAAAGTTGTTTAGACAAAGCAGCTGAACCTATTTTAATCGCAGGACTTAGAAATAAAAAAATAGATGAGTTATTAAAATGATAGATTTAACACCATATGTTCATAGAGATAAACCATTTTTCACCGTCAATAATAATATTGATGTTTTTATGACAATAGATAAATGTATGTATGATGCGATAAGAACTAACAAAGATACATTACTACTTGATGGTAACGAATATAATTTAATTGAGTTTAACACTAACAGGTTCCACTATCCAATTACGAATTATATTGGTTTAGGTAAAGAATTTGATATACACATAAGTATTGTATTAGAAGAAACAAAAAGTAGCATTAGAAACAAAAAAATAAAAGAATTAGGATTATGACAGAAGATTTTAAGAAGTGGTGGATACATTATGTAACAAGCCAAACACCAGAAGGTTATTTTTATCTACCTTTAGAACCAAAAGATATAAACGATATGACACCAGAGGAATTTGATTTATTAGATGCCTCAGAGTGGACAATGGAATGTGAAAATCCATATGGTATAACATATTTTATATGTAAAAAAATAGAAAAAAAAGAAGATGAGCAATAAAAAACAATTAGACCCAAACAGAATGTTTAGTATAGAAGATAAGAATGAGATTTTAAGGCTATTTAGAGTGGCCGTGGCAACACAGGCAGATATGGATAGTATATATCATCTATATAAAAAATATATTAACCCACAAGCAGTTATGTATCAAATAAATTGTAAATGTCACACTTCAATAGCAAATTATTATCAAACAATTTTAGATTATTATGGTGACAATGCTGAAAAATTTGAGAATTGATTTGGAAAAATAGTGATATAATCTATTATAGTGTAATACCGGCGTAAAATACGGAATGTATATACAAAAAAGTAAAAGAATATGAAAAGTAAAAGTAAATTAATGTTAGGCGACAATATGGAAAGCCTTAAAAAACTACCAGACAATTCAATTGATAGTATTGTAAGTGACCCACCATATGGTTTATCATTTATGAATAAGAAGTGGGACTACGATGTGCCATCAGTTGAGTTCTGGAAAGAAGTTTATAGAGTTCTAAAACCAGGCGGACATATATTATCATTCGGTGGAACAAGAACATATCACAGAATGGTTGTAAATATAGAAGATGCTGGTTTTGAGATTAGAGACCAAGTGATGTGGTTATACGGTTCGGGATTTCCGAAAAGTCATAACATCGGTAAGGCTGTTGATAAGATTAAAGGTAATGAGCGTGAGGTTGTTGGAACAAAGAATGATTTTGCTTTAGATGGTAGAGTAAGAAACCCAGATATACATAAACCTATGAATGAAACAATAAACTCAGACCAACAATATGGTTACAAACAAGGATGGGAAACACCAGTAACAAAAGGTCAATCTAAATATGAAGGTTGGGGAACTGCTCTTAAACCAGCAAATGAACCTATCTGTGTTGCTCGTAAGCCTTTAAGTGAGAAGACAATTGCTGATAATGTTATTAAGTGGGGAACTGGTGGTATAAATATAGATGGTTGTCGAGTTGGAAGTGATACTATAAAAATACAAGTTAGTAATTCAGAAGGTAGATTTCCAGCCAACATCATATTAGATGAA